AACCTCAAGAACAAGTCAATCTACGGTACCGATCAGGTCGGTTCACAGGTTACTGGTGGTGTTGACCTCGTTGGTCCGCTTGGTGGAGACCTTTCTGGTCCCCGCACATCTGCTCGTGGTTACGCTTACGCCAGCCCGACAGGTTCACTAGAAGTTGCTGCTGCTAGCGTTACTCTTACTCGTGTTATACTTTCTGGCACTGCCGGCGCAAACATGTCTGTTGCAGACGCCAAAAAGATTGAGTTTGATGCTGATTTGATTGCTGTCGCAAATGCCGCTGGTGACAACGCTTTTGTTGAGCTTAGCATTCCACAGGCACAGATCCCAACCAACCTTGACACCAACAACCTTGCTGCTGTCGATGTTACTCCCGCCCAGATGGTTGCATTAACTTCTTCTGCTTTCACCGTCACCAACGTCGAGCAGGTTCGTCGTCTAAACCGTCGCGGTCCATCCGGCGAACTACTTCTCTACTTCGTTGGTCCTACCTCCAGCCTTGGTGACATCAGCGTTGGCGCAAACACTGGTGACCTTACTGGCACCATGCCCATTGTTGACCGTTTTGAGGCTGGTAGTGGTCTTGGTTCTCTTCAAGGTGACGCTCCTTGGGGTCTCGAAGGCAACGCCGACATCCCCGAGATCGACATCAAGGTTGACTCTATTGCTGTCACAGCGCAGACCAAGAAGCTCAAGGCTAAGTGGACCCCCGAACTCGGTCAGGACCTCAACGCCTACCACAACCTCGACGCCGAGGTTGAGCTTACCAGTCTTCTCTCTGAGCAGATTGCCCTTGAGATCGACCGCGAGATTCTCGCTGACCTCGTAAACGGTGCCACCGCTGGCACTCGCTACTGGTCACGCGCTCCGGGTCTATTCGTTGACTCTAACGGTAACGAAATCGGTGCTTCCGCTAAGGCTCCCGACTTCACCGGTACAGTCTCCGAGTGGTACGAGACTCTAGTAGAGACCATCAACGATGTCTCCGCTCAGATCCATCGTAAGACTCTCCGTGGTGGTGCTAACTTCGTCGTCTGCGGACCCGAGGTTGCCAACATCCTTGAGTTCACCGCTGGCTTCCGCGCAAGCGTCACTCATGACGACGAGAAGGGTTCCATCGGCGCTCTCAATGTCGGTTCACTAAGCAAGAAGTTTGATGTCATCGTTGATCCCTACTTCCTGCGCAACGTGATTCTAATCGGTCGTCGTGGTTCTAGCTTCCTAGAGTCTGGTTATGTCTACGCACCTTACGTGCCGCTACAGACTACACCCACAATCTTTGGACCGGAAGACTTCGTTCCGCGTAAGGGTGTTATGACCCGCTACGCGAAGCAGATGGTCCGTCCAGATATGTACGGTCTAGTCGTCGTCCGTGGTCTCCTAGGTGAGTCTGGCGCTTGATAGCAGCTTGACCTAAAACCTAAACCCCCTGCTTCGGCAGGGGGTTTTTGTTTATGCCCCCACTATTTACTACGAACAGGAGGCTCCATGAATGCCGACAAACTTACAACCCATTTCTCAAACAAGTGCCATTATCCTCTCGCAGACCGGAACACCCGGTGATGTAGCAGCCGCAGTCCCTTTTGGGGTCTACAATAATTCAGATTACTTCTTAAGCGGCGCAGCAAAACAAGTAGACTTTGTTTACAAAAGATTAGGTGGTGATGTTGTAGACATTGAATTAACAGACTCAAACGTTTATGCTGCTTATGAAGAGGCAGTCCTAGAGTACTCTTACATCCTTAACATGCATCAAGGCAAAAACATTCTGCCCGATGCTCTCGGCAAGACCACAGGCACATTCGATCACAAAGGTGATTCGCTATCTGGTCCTGCTGGAACCAACCTACAGTATTCCAAAATTACACTATCTTACGCAAACAAGATAGGAGATGCTGTAGCAACAATGGCTGGATTCGGTGGAACAACCCCAATCTATTCCGCATCATTCACAACCGTCAAGAATCAACAGGATTATGATCTACAATCTATCATCTCTGGTGCGTCCGCAACAGGATTGGACGACGACGGTAATGCTGTGCCTTATGCTGGAAAAGTTGGAGATTCCAGGGTCATAATCGATAAAGTTTTTTATCGCTCTCCACTAGCTATGTGGCGCTTCTATGGCTACTATGGCGGCATCGGTGTCGCAGGCAACGCCTCCACCTACGGTCAGTATGCTGACGACTCTTCTTTTGAGATTATTCCAACTTGGCAGAACAAGTTACAAGCAATAATGTATGAAGATTCTCTCTACACAAGAACATCTCATTACTCATTCGAGATTATAGATAATAAGCTTAGGCTCTACCCAACACCGCGAGGACACGACAGCTTCGCTGGTTACCTCGACCGTATCTGGGTTCGCTTCCGCGTAGCCGATAACTCTTGGGGCGAAACTGGCGATGTGAACACAGGCGTAGAAGGCGTCAACAACATCAACACGCTACCATTTGACAACATCCCCTACGAGAACATTAACTCTATGGGTAAGCAATGGATTCGCAACTATGCTCTCGCTCTTTGTAAAGAGATGCTGGGACAGATTCGTGGTAAGTTCCAGACCGTCCCAATCCCAGGCGAATCCGTCACTCTCAACTACTCTGCGCTTCTATCCGAGGCACAAAAAGAAAAAGACGATCTCCGACAGAAACTAACAGACATGTTGAAAGAGATAGAATACACAGAACTCTCCAAGAAAGAACAAGAGAAGGTTACGGCAGCAGAAGAAACTCTTCGTCGCTCTCCGCTACCCATCTTCGTAGGATAATTAAATGTCAGATAACGAATGGTCCAGACCAGCATCGCCTCCTCCTCCACTCTTTCTTGGTAAGAAGGAGCGCGATCTTGTAAAGCAAGTCAACGATGAACTTGTAGAAAAGGTTATCGGACAACAGATCCTTTACTATCCTATTGATCTGGAAACAACCAACTTTCACGAACTTTATGGCGAGGCAGTAGAGAAAACTTATTTACCACCCGTAAGAGTTTATGCCCTAGTTAAGTTTGATGAAGACAACACTTCTTATCTAGATTCAGTAGGAGTGGATAATGTTTCAAAGATCACAGTCCACTTCCACAAGCGCAGACTTACAGAAGACCAAGATCTATTTGTCCGCGAAGGAGACTTTGTTCTCTATGGAGATCTTTACTATGAGATTATGGGCTTATCTTCTGCTAGAAGATTATTCGGTCAAGTAAACCAAACATTTGAAATCTCTGCTACATGCAAGAGAGCACGCAAGGGACTATTCGATGCTACCTGATAACTTTGATTTCGCGCAACTACCCGAAGATAAAAAAGACTTTACTCTACAAGAGGTAGGGATGTTGGGTTCTCGCATAGAAGACATAGACTATGCGATGATGTCTTGGATCAAAGAAGATCTAGACCTCTCTACAACAACAAACGAAGGCTACAAGCGCGTGCCTGTTTTATGGCAAACTCCCGAGCGAGCATTTCAAATCAAGAAGAACAGAGATCTTAGAGAGCCCGATGATCATAGTTCAGGCGCCATCACTCTTCCTGTTGTTACAGTTGAGAGAACAGCGATAACCAAAGATCCATCAAGAAAGGGCGGCTACCAAGCACAGATTTTCTCAAATCAGCGCAACGGCAGAGTAGGTCGCATGACTATCGCCAAGAGAATCAAGCAAGATAAGACACGCAACTTCGCAGTAGTTGGTAACACACGCACAAACACATCAGGGGATAGGCAGAAGTACTTCCCGAGAGTAAACAAAAAGGTTGTTATTGAGACTTTGTCTATCCCTATCCCCATCTACGTCAATCTTGATTACAAGATAATAGTCAAAACTGAATACCAGCAGCAGATGAATGATCTAACCCAACCCTTTATGACGAGAACAGGTCAGATAAACTCATTCATAATGCGACGAAATGGGCATCTTTACGAAGCCTTCATCGACCAAGGGTTTAACCAAAGCAACAATGTTGCCAATCTAGGCGAAGATGAGAGGCAGTTCACAAGTGAAGTAAATATCAAGGTTCTCGGCTATCTAATCGGCGAAGGCAATAGCGATGATAGACCAATTGTTACAAAAGAAGAAAGCATAGTAGAGATAACTTATCCACGAGAAACAGTTGTTCCCGCAGGTGGTGATAACTTTTTAATAGACTAAACACATCCTGAAGTCTCTTTGGAACTAGTCCTACTATTTACATTATGATTGAAGATGCTATCTAGCATTATTTTTACAAAAGAGAGGTTTCTAGAATGTCAGTTAAAAGCTTTAAGTTTGTGTCCCCCGGCGTATTTATCAATGAGATTGATAACTCTTTCCGCCCCCGTAGACCAGACGCCATCGGTCCAGTTGTAATCGGTCGTGCCGCAAGAGGTCCCGCCATGCAACCAATTAAGGTTGAATCATACTCCGATTTCGTTGAGATCTTTGGAGACACAGTCCCAGGAAATGGTGGCGGTGATGTTTATCGTGACGGCAACTACCAGTCCCCAATGTACGGCACCTACGCTGCTAAGGCTTTCCTTAAGTCAAATGTAGCGCCCCTTACCTATGTTCGCCTTGCCGGCGAGCAGAATTTGAATGCTACTACTGCTGGCGAGAATGGTTGGCAGACAACAAACACTCCGAACGCTGCACTCGCCTCTAATGGTGGTGCCTACGGTCTATGGGTATTTGGTTCTTCTTCTGCTGCCGCATTAGGCACAGGAACATTGGCAGCCGCTTGGTATATAGACTCTGGCTCTGCTATCCTTCTATCTGGAACTCTAGCGCAGAGCACAGACACTAGCGCTTCAGTCGGCGGGGTCTACACACAAGATTCATCCGGCGACTTTACCGCCTTCGTTACTTCCAATGTTGCTGGCGTCTCTGATGAGAAGATTACTTTCAACTTTGATGATAGTTCTGATAAGTTTATCCGCAAGGTCTTTAATACAAACCCGCAGGTTGGTAACATCGGGGCTACTGACTTCTACCCCAGCGGCTCAAGAAAGGCTTACTGGCTTGGAGAGACATTCGAGCAAGAAATAAGAGACACCTTCAGTGGCGCTAAGTTTGCTATGATTGTTCCTCTAAAGAACGCGGACGCATCCCCTTCAGACATGACAGGCAGAACAGAACTCAAGGCTCAAACTGGCTGGTTCATCGGTCAAGACCTTGGTCTACCGGGATCTTACGATCCTGCCAATGCACAGAAACTCTTCTACTTGAAGGATCGCGGACATAACGAGTGGCTAAACAAAAATGTTAAGATCTCTATCGAGCAGGTCCGCCCCTCTAACACAAAGACCTCTGAATACGGAACTTTCTCTGTTGTCTTGAGAAGCCTAAGAGACACTGACGCAAGAGTATCTGTTCTCGAAAGATTCGACAATCTAACACTCGATCCTACATCACCTAACTTTATTGCTAGAAAGATCGGTGATTCTTACTACGAGTGGAGCGAGACTGACCGCGAGTTGAAGCAATACGGAGATTACGGAAACCTATCTAAGTTCATCTACGTTGTTATGAACTCTGATGTAGAGGCTGGCGCAACTGACGCTGCCCTCCTTCCGTTCGGCTACTACGGTGCTCCCCGCTACGGCGGTGTAAGTGGGCTTGCCTTCACCGGGTCTCAAGACCTATCTAGTGTAATGGTTCTAACATCTTCTGTCTATGGCTCACAGGGTATCTTATCTGGAACAACTCAGTTCTCTGGAACATTCGTTTGGCCATCAGTCAGACTACGCCATTCTGCTTCAGATGGCGGTGTTGCTGATAGACGCAATGCTTACTTTGGAATGCAGACAACAAGAACTGCCGCAAGCACCATCCCAGACATGAGCGTCTCCGATCCTCACAGACAATGGCCGGGAATTACTGGTGATAATGATTATGCTTACATCTTCACGATGGACGACATCATAGTCAGCGGAAGCAGTGTTTACTACTCTTCTGGTTCTCGCGTAGCAGGAACAAGTTACACAGCCGAGCAGAACAGTTCAGCCCTCCTTGATGCCGGTTACAACCGTTTTACTGCTCCAATCTGGGGTGGCTTTGATGGATTCGACATCACTAAGCCAGACCCAATGTACAACGCTGGAATGACTGGTGGTAGTGATCTAGATAACTACGCCTACAACTCTATGAAGAGAGCAATCGACACAGTAGCGGATCCAGAGTTCATCGACATGAACCTCCTTGCCGTTCCCGGTCTCACCAACACAGGACTAACAACCAGAATGGTTGATGTGTGTGAAGAGCGTGCCGATGCTATGGCAATCATCGACCTACCTAACATCTATAAGCCCGCCGCTGAAGGGATTGCTGATTCCAAGCAAGCGAGAGTTGTTGGAAACCCGCAGACCTCTGCAAATGACTTGAGAACACGTCAAATTGACTCTTCTTATGGTGCGACATTCTACCCTTGGGTTCAAACCCAAGATGAGCCGACTGGTCAACTTCTATGGATTCCGCCCTCTATCGCTATGATGGGTGTCCTAGCAAGCTCTGAGAGATCATCACAGGTCTGGTTTGCTCCCGCAGGCTTCAACCGTGGCGGTCTATCAGACGGTGCGGCAGGCATTCCTGTTACAGACGTAACAGAGCGTCTATCTTCTCGCGACCGCGACACACTCTACGAGGCTCGCATTAACCCGATTGCCAGCTTCCCAAGTTCCGGCATCGTAGTGTTCGGTCAGAAGACACTACAAGAGCGCCACTCTGCTCTAGACCGTATTAATGTGCGCCGTCTAGTCATCTACCTCAAGAAGCAGATTTCCATCCTATCTACTCAAGTTCTATTCGAGCAGAATGTGCAGGCAACTTGGAACCGCTTCAAGGGTCTAGTCGAGCCGTTCCTAGCCAACGTCAAGGTTCAGTTCGGTATCTCTGATTACCGTCTCATCCTAGACGAGAGCACCACAACCCCTGACCTAGTTGATCAGAACATCATGTATGCCAAGATCATGGTCAAACCCGCCCGCGCCATCGAATACATCGCAATTGATTTTGTGGTAGCTTCTACTGGCGCTTCATTCGACGATTGATAAACGGGGGCTTTTGCCCCCACCAACTACTTATTTGTGAACATAGGAGAACTTAACAAATGCCATTCTGGTCAACCAACTTCGGTCAAGATACAACACTAAAAGATCCAAAGCGTAAACATCGCTTTACTGTGGAATTCCAAGGAATCAACGCAGCCCAAGGTGGCGCTCTCCTTTGGTACGCCAAAACAGCTACAAAGCCCGGCTTCAGCGTAAATGCTGCTGAGCACAAATACCTTGGTCACACTTTCTACTACCCAGGTAACGTCACTTGGGAACAGGTAACAGTTACCTTAGTAGATCCGGTTGACCCAGATGTCACTGCTACTTTTGCTGACATCATGGTTGCTTCTGGTTACACTCCACCGACTGACGCTAACTCCCTAGGCACCGTTTCTAAGGCAAAGGCTACAGGCGCTCTTGGAACCGTCCTAATCACCCAGCTTGATGGCGATGGCAACCCAGTAGAGTCTTGGACCCTATGGAATGCATTCATGACAAGCCTAAAGCAAGACGACCTTGACTACACAAGCGATGAGCTTTCTACAACAACTGTAGAGCTTCGCTTTGACTGGGCAAGAGTTGAGACACTCAACAATTCTTCTGCTGTCAACGGTTCCGGTGGCAACGAATTCTTCAAAGCCTAATAAGACAATAACTAAACGCGAGGTGTAAATTGTCAAGAAATCAGGATCGCCTAGGCGGCGCTCAACAGCCTGACACGAGCCCTCCACCCCAACAGGGTGGCGGCGGTTTCTCGTTTGTAGTCCCCACAGAGTTTGTGGATCTGCCCTCACAAGGGCGCTTCTATGCACAGGGACATCCGTTACACGGACAAGACTCTATCGAAATCAAGCAAATGACTGCTAAAGAAGAGGACATTCTCACTTCGAGAACACTTCTAAAGAAAGGCGTAGCACTTGATAAACTAATTGAAAGCCTTATTGTGAACAAGGCGATCAACCCCTCTACATTGCTTATTGGTGATCGTAATGCTATCATCATCGCTGCTAGAGTCTCTGGTTATGGCAATGATTACAAAACCAGTGTTCAGTGCCCTGCTTGTGAAACAAAGCAAGATTATGGGTTTGACTTAAATGCAGCCAACATCTTTCACGGAAAAACAAGAGATGATCTAGAAGTTACAGATAATGGTGATGGGACAATAACATGTATTCTTCCGAGAACACAAGTCTCAGTTGTTGCTAGGCTCCTAACAGGTCGAGAAGAAAACATGCTAACAAAACTAAATGATTCTCAGGGTGTGATCACATCTCAGCTTCAATCTCTGATAGTTAGCGTAAATGGAGACTCTTCGCAACAAGCAAGAACATACGTTGCCAACAACCTTCCATCGTCTGATTCTCGTCACCTAAGAATGGTTATCAAGATGGCTACCCCCAATGTTGATTTAACACAGCACTTCTCTTGCTCTGCTTGTGGGCACACACAGGATATGGAGGTGCCGCTCACTGCGGACTTTTTTTGGCCTGACCGATGAATACAACGAGGGAGTTTATGAAGAAATTTTCTTCCTCAAGTATAACGGCGGTTGGAGTTTTTCGGAGGCTTACAGCCTACCTCTAGGGTTGAGAAGGTGGTTTGTCCAGCGGACCATCAAGCAGCTTGAGATGGAAGCTGAGGCGATAAAGAAAGCCTCAAGTGGTAAGTCCAATTCTAATTATCAAGAACTGACCCCCTCCAACCAGCCATCTATTCCAAAAGAATATGCCAGATAGACTTGGGCTCCTTCGGGAGCCCTTGCTTTTTGCATAGATAGCTATTTATAGGGAGAGGTAACCTCCGTGCCGGATTCTACAAATAATCTTAGACAACTATTAGATCAGATAATAGCTTCTGGCGGCGAAGCTTCCGCTATAACCAAAGAACTTGCGAAAGCGCTTTCTGATGTTTCTGCTGCAAAGATAAAAGCGCTCCGCGACGAAAGAGAATTCACCGCTCAGATAGAGGCAGCAGCAGCAGCGCGCGAGCGCCAACTTGGATCCATAAAAGCCTCCGCTCAGGCATTGTTAGAAGAAGCAGAGGAGACAAGAGCCGCTGCTATAGCAATGGGGGACAGAAATAGAGCAGATAGAGAAAGCATAGAGGTCTCAAAAGCTAAAACTGAAGCTTTAAAGGCAGAAAGAGAAGCCGCCCCCACCCCTCAAGAAAGAGAAGAAATCACAAAAAAGATAATAAAACAGACCCAGGAGACTGAACGTCTCACCTCGGAGTTAGATAAGCAAGCCAAATCTTTCGACGAAGCCAAAAAACAAGCGGGACAATTTGCCGATAACCTTGTTCAGATAGGCTCTGGAGACATCCTGGGTGGATTAAAAAATGTTGGAAAGCAAGTTGCAAATATTGGTGGCAAACTTGCAAAAGATAAGTTTGGACCGATGTTCCAAAAAGCAGCAAGTTCTATGAGCAGCGCAGGCGGTGCTGCGGCTAGTGGCGCGGGAGGATTCTCGGCGATGGCTTCTTCTATGGCGGCAACAGTGGCAGCATCTGGACCTCTCATAGTCGCAGTTGGTGCGATAGCCGCTGCTCTTGTTGCT